CCCTGGGCTTCAGCAAGACCGTGCCTTGGGAAATGACCTCCCTCGAGCTGCGCGATGCGCTGCAAGAAGGTCGCCTGGGCAAGTCCGCCAAGCAAAAGCTGGCCAGCGACATCAACGTCGCCATCATGAACGCAGCCGCTGGTCTGGGTTCGCTGGTGGTGCCGATTGCCGCTGCTGCTGGTGACTATGACGACGTTGCCCTGTGCGACGCCATCATGAACGAGCAAGGCGTGCCTGACTACGATCGCTTTATGGCTTTGTCCAGCCGCGACTACAACGGTCTGGCTGGCAACCTGGTTGGCACCGCACGTTCGTTCGGCAACCAGAAGTCTGACAAGGCTTATGAGCGCTCTTACGTCGGCATGGTCGCTGGCTTCGACACCTACAAGATGGACTACGCCAACCGCCTGGCAGCTGCTGCTGGTGGTGGTTCCTTGACCATCGACACCGACGGTGCCGGTTCCCAAGCCAACTACACGCCCCAGGCCACTTCGACTTCCGTCGGCGGCCAGATCAACGTGGACAACCGCTTCCAGACTGTCACCGTGTCGGCAACGACCAACGTGGCAGCTGGCGACGCGTTCACCATCGCTGGCGTGTACGCTGTGCACCACATCACCAAGCAAAGCACTGGTCAACTCAAGACCTTCCGCGTTGTCTCGGTTGATTCAGGCACCACCATGACCATGATCACTCCCCCGATCATCGGCGCACAAGGCGTGGCTCCGACCGACGCCCAGCTGCAGTACAAGAACGTGGAAGTTGCCACGCCTTCGAACACAGCTGCCATCACCTTCCTGAACGTGAACACCGCACAGGTCAACGTGTTCTGGCAGCGTGATTCGCTGGAAATTCTGCCTGGCCGTTATGCCGTGCCTTCCGATGCTGGCGTCGCAGTGATGCGTGCCACCACCGACCAGGGCATCGAGCTGGTGATGCAGAAGTTCTACGACATTGACAGCATGACCATCAAGTACCGCATGGACACGCTGTTCGGTGTTGTGAACAAGAACCCCGAGATGTCTGGCATCTTGTTGTTCAACCAGTAAACTGGTGAAAGACTGGGGGGCTCCGGCCCCCCTTTCTGCATAGGAGCTCAAAATGCCACTGACCAAAGGTTACTCAAGCAAGTCCATCGGGAAGAACATCTCGAAGGAAATGAAGTCTGGCAAGCCGCAAAAGCAGGCTGTGGCCATCGCTTTGAACGTCGCCACCAAAGCCGCCAAGGCTGCTGGCAAGCCCAGCAAAGCGCCCAAGAAGGCCAAGAAATGAAGTCCGGCCTGTATGCCAACATTCACGCCAAGCGTGAGCGCATCGAGCGCCAGAAGGCTGCAGGTAAGACGCCTGAGCGCATGCGCAAGCCAGGCACAAAAGGTGCGCCAACCGCTGCCGCTTTCAAGGCCGCAGCCAAGACCAGAAAGAAGGCCAAGTGATGGAAGAGAACATCCTCGCGCCCAAGTGGGCCAAGAACAAAAAACCTATTAAAAAGCGCAAGCCGTCCAATCCAATCGACGGCATCAATCACCGCCTGATGGCCGAGCAGGTCACCAAGGTGCTGCAAGAAGTTGCAGTCGAAGTCTCGGCCGTGCCCGATGACAACGCAGCGCCCACCCGCATCGAGCTGATCGAAAAGGCCAAAGAACTCGGCCTGACGTTCACCAAGCGCACCAGCGACGAGAAGTTGCTGGCCATGATCACCGAAGCACTCAGCAAGCAGGAGGCCTGATATGGGTTACAGCAAGCGCCAGTTCGTTGCAGCCGCATTCGAGGAAATCGGCCTTGCGTCCTATGTCTTCGACCTGCAATCCGAGCAACTTCAATCCGCCATGCGTCGCATCGATGCCATGATGGCCGACTGGAACGGCAAAGGAATTCGTCTGGGCTACCCACTGCCAGGCAGCCCACAGGACAGCGACCTCGATGAGCCGACGCTGGTTCCTGACTGGGCAAATGAGGCCATCATCACGAATGCAGCTATTCGCATTGCACCTGGCTTCGGCAAGGTGGTGATGCCTGAGACCAAGGCCGTGGCCAAGGACAGCTACAACACCCTGCTGCAGCGTGCGACCGCACCAATCCCGCAGCAGATGCCCGTCACCATGCCGTCTGGCGCTGGCAACAAGCCATGGCGCGTGTACGACAACCCATTCCTGCGTCCTCCGGTCGATCCGGTCACCGCAGGCCCGGACGGCCCCATCGAGTACAACTGAGGACAAACCATGCCACAAATCAACCAACTGCCGCTGCTGCTCCAGGCTTCCACTGGCGATCAGATTCCCGTCTACACTCCGAACAATGGCGACGCACGACGCCTGCCTATCGGTGCGCTGCTGACTTATTTCCAGCAGACCTTTGCGGCCCCGACGCTGGCCACCAGCATTTCGACGCCCGGCACCGGCTTCAACATCACCGTGCCGACCCCTGTCAGCCAGCAGCAGTGGATGCTGATTCAGCCTGCTGGCACGCTGGCCTCTGGCACCGTGACCCTGCCGCTGAACACCCAGACGCCCGACGGCACTGAGGTGCTGATCACCACCACCCAGCAGATCACCGCCTTCACTCTGGCGCTGAACGGCGCAGCTGCAGCCTACGGCGACCCGAGCACACTGGCAGCCGAGGACTTCTTCCGCATGCGCTTTGTGCAATCCCTCAACAGCTGGTATCGCATCGCTTAACTTAGGAGCCAATCATGTTCATTCAGCCAAACAAAACCATCGGTGAGTTCGACATTCTGGTTCCGAACGGCCAGTCGATCAGCATCGGCAGCACCGGCGACGAGCCAACCGTCGTTCAAATCCAGACCGCCAGTCCTGGCGTGCAGCCGTGGATTTACACCACGCTGGCTACCCTGGACAACAGCGCTCAAACCTTCGGCCCGTATGGCCAAGATCGCACCATCCGCATCCAGAACCGCAATGCCACCGTCGAATATGACGTCGGCACGCAGCCCAAGCTGCGCAGCTTCCCGGCCTTGGTGCTTGGCAGCCTGACGCCTGTCAGCCTGGTCGAACCTGCTGCAACTTTCACCACCCTGACCTATGCCGATGATTCTGGCAACGTCAAACTGGTGAGCGCTGGCGTGCATGGCCTGACCAACGCAGTGGCTCAAGGCGCGAGCCTGTATGTCACATGGACTGGTGGCACTGCTTCTACCGGCTTCTATGAAGTCCTGGACGCTGACACCGACACAGAAGAAGTCACCATCGATCTGCCTTACATCGACGCAACCGTGACCATCACCATTGCTGCACCTGGCGTGGTGACTTGGGCAAATCATGGCTTGGCTGTCAATGACACGATCCGCTTCACCACCACAGGCGCACTGCCCACTGGCTTGGCAATCAACACGACCTACTACGTCAAGGAAGTGCTGTCTGCCAACACCTTCACCGTGTCTTCCTCTGCAGGAGGCGCAGCCATCACCACCAGTGGCACTCAGTCTGGCACACAAACCGCATTGGTTTGGTACGGCACCGCAGTCGCTGCAGTGGCCAACACCGCTGTCACCTTGGCGTCTGTCGTTGTTCCCGGCTGGTCTATGGGCGTCGGTGGTGGCATCGAGATCGATGCGCTCTATACCCTTACCAACAGCGCGTCGGCCAAAAACATCGGCATGACCTATGGCGGCGGCGTGCTCATGGCAGTTGGCGCTGCAAGCAACGCCAGTGCCTGCGCTCAAAAGCTCATGTGCAATCGTGGCAGCTCGCAGATCATCAGTAATGCCGCCAACCAGGTCGGCCATGGCTTGTCCACAGGCGCAAACGTTGTGCTGACAGTGGATGCCACCCAGGATCAGACGTTTGCTTTCACGGCACAACCCGCGGCGGCCAACAACGTGGTCACGCTGGAAGCCTACAAGCTCTACATCAGCTTCTGACCATGGCCACAAAAAAAGACCCGCGTCTGGCTCGCGTCGGTGTGGATGGCTTCAACAAGCCCAAACGCACACCGTCGCACCCGACCAAATCCCACGTCGTGGTGGCCAAGGATGGCGACCAGGTCAAGACCATCCGTTTTGGCCAGCAGGGCGTGTCCGGGTCTCCGAAGCGCGAAGGTGAGTCCAAGGCGGACAAAGCCAGGCGCGAATCATTCAAAGCTAGGCACGCTGAGAACATCGCCAAGGGCAAGATGAGCGCAGCGTATTGGGCCAACAAGGTCAAGTGGTGATCCATGCAGATTCCAATCCTCAACGGCATCTACGCTGACAACGGGCCAGACCTGCGCACGTCGTACCCGGTCAACCTGGTGCCAGTCCCAAAGCAGTCCGGCATCAGTGCCGGTTTTCTGCGTCCTGGTGACGGCATCGTTGGCAACGGCACCGGCCCAGGCATCGACCGTGGCGGCATCAACTGGAATGGCGTCTGCTACCGCGTTATGGGCACCAAGCTGGTGACCGTGGCCAGCAATGGCGCTGTCACCGTGCTGGGTGATGTTGGCGGCCCCGTCAGCACCCTGGTGACGATGGACTACAGCTTCGACCGCCTGGCCATTGCGTCTGGTGGTCGCCTATACTACTGGAACAACGCACTTGGCCTGGTTCAAGTGACCGACCCTGACCTTGGCCTGGTGCTGGATGTGGTCTGGGTAGATGGCTACTTCATGACCACCGATGGCACCAGCCTGGTGGTGACCGAGCTTTCCGACCCGACCCAGGTCAACCCGCTGAAGTACGGCTCCAGTGAAGTCGACCCAGACCCCGTGGTGGCGCTGCTCAAACTGCGCAACGAGGTCTATGCTCTGAACCGCAACACCATCGAGGTATTCGACAACGTGGGCGGCGAGTTCTTCCCGTTCCAGCGCATCGAT